TTTACTTTGGAGCTTCGCACAAACAGGATTAAATATGAAAATATCACAAGAAGGAATATCGTTAATTAAAAAATTTGAAGGCTGCGAATACAACGCATATAAATGTGCAGCAGATGTTTTAACAATAGGTTATGGGCATACTAAGGGTGTTAAAGAAGGAGACTTAGTAACTCAACAAGAAGCAGAAAATTTATTAACAAAAGACTTAGAAGAATTTGAAGAATCTGTCATAGAGGCTGTAGACATGCCAATGAGCCAACATCAATTTGACGCTTTGGTATCTTGGACATTTAATCTAGGGCCATCTAATCTTAACTCCTCAACTATGCTTAAGGTTTTAAACAAAGGTGACTATGAAGATGTACCTGCACAAATCAAGCGTTGGAATAAGGCAGGAGGCAAGGTTTTAGAGGGTTTAACAAGAAGAAGAGAGGCTGAAGCTTTATTGTTTGAAGGTAAAGAATGGGAGCATGTATAAAAAATGTCTCTTAATAAGATTTTATTTAAACCAGGTATAAACAGAGAAGGAACCGAATACGATAATACGGGCGGTTGGTTTGATGTAAATCTTGTACGTTTTAGAAAAGGTAGACCAGAAAAGTTTGGTGGATGGTCAAAAGATGGTGAGAATTCTTACTTAGGTACTGCAAGAGCCTTGCATGCTTGGACTTCTTTAGGAGGTACAAAATACCTAGGACTTGGAACAACTTTTAAATATTATATTAAAGAAGGAGATGGTTACGCAGATGTTACCCCGATTAGAGCCACAACAACTAATGGTATTGTTTTTGCTGCTACTAATGGCAGCTCTAATATAACCGCAACTGATTCAAATCATGGGGCTGTAACAGGAGATTTTGTAACTATATCTGGTTCTGCCTCTTTAGGCGGTTTAATTACTGCTGCAGTTTTAAACCAAGAGTATCAAATAACGGCTGTCCCTTCTGCCAATACCTATACTATTACAGCAAAAGACTCTTCTGGAAATGCTGTTGTTGCCAATTCAAGTGATAGTGGTAACGGCGGTTCTGGAGTAGATGGAGCCTATCAAGTAAACGTTGGTTTAGACTTTTATGTTACTGGTACTGGTTGGGGTTCAGGAGCTTGGGGTGAAGGAACCTTTGGTTCTACAACATCCCTATCTAACACTAATCAGCTAAGACTTTGGACTCACGATCATTTTGGTGAAAACCTTATAATTAATCAAAGAGGCGGTGGTATTTTTAGATGGGTCGAGAACAATGGTACAACAACAAGAGCCTTAGACTTATCACAGATAAGTGGAGCTAACTTAGTTCCAACAGTGGGATTACAAGCTATTACCTCTGAAAAAGACAGACATTTAATAATATTAGGAGCAGACCCCGTATCTTCTGGAGCAAGAACAGGTGTTATAGACCCTATGCTTATAACCTTTAGCGATCAAGAGAATGATTTAGAGTTTCAGCCATTGATTACCAATACTGCTGGAGATTTAAGATTATCGTCTGGTTCTTCTATTATTGGCGCAACTAAGTCAAGACAAGAGATTCTTATTTGGACTGATACTGCTCTATATAGCATGCAGTTTGTTGGACCACCTTTTACATTTGCTGTTAACTTAATTAATGAAGGCGCAGGTCTTATAGGGCCTAAAGCCGCAGTTACATCAGCTCAATCTATTTATTGGATGTCAGCCACTAACTTCTACGCATACACAGGTAGCGTTCAGAAGATTCCTTGTACTGTTCATAATTATGTATTTGGAGATATAAATTATGGCCAATCTTTTAAAACACACGCATTTACTATTACTGAGAAATCAGAGGTAGGTTGGTTCTACTGCTCATCTAGTTCATTAGAGATAGACAGATATGTTATTTACAATTACGAAGATAATATATGGTATTACGGCGAGTTAGAAAGACATGCTTGGTTAGATAGTGGTATTGAAGACTATCCTAGAGCTACTTTTGACGGATACCTTTTTGAACAAGAGACTGGATTTAATGATGATGGTAGTCCTATGACTAATGTATTTATAGAAAGCTCAGACTTTGAGGTTGGCGAAGGAGAACAATTTGCTTACATACAAAGGATGTTCCCAGACTTTAAATTCCTATCTAACTCAGAATCAGGAAAGGTAAATATAGTATTAAAAACTAGAAATAATTCAGGGGAATCTCTATCAATTAGCTCTACAAACTCTATAGGAGCTACTACAGGACAAATTAATCTTAGAACTAGAAGTCGTCAAGCTGTCCTACGTGTAGAGTCAGATGATGATTCAGCTGGTAATGATAATGTTGGTTGGAGACTAGGAGCTACTAGGTTAGATATTAAACCAGACGGCAGAAGATAATGGCTAAACTGCTGCCAACCAGCCTCCCGCTTGCTCAAGGGGATATGTCTCCTGAAATTTTTAATAGATTAGTTAGGATTCTTGAGTTAAACTTAGGACAGTTCGACCCAAATCGAACGCCGCAGTTCAACGATACAGAGATTGCGCAGTTAAACTTTTTACAGGGCGACGTTATATGGAATACATCTTCTGGTGTATTACAGGTCTACATAGGTAATAGGTGGGTACAACTCCATACTCCTAATAGTCCAAACGAAGGCCTTGAAGCAACAGCTTCTGTAGGTGCGGTTTCTGTTATAAATGATGGAAATATAATAGTAAACATTACAAGCTCTTACAGTGGTTGGAATATAGAAAAATGGTATTCTTAATATGTTAGCAGCGGAAAATACACAAGAAGATTCATACAAGTTAAAGAACTTGTTACTCGGCTTTCCATCTGATTGGTTTGTTAATAAGGATACTTTAAAAAAAGCAAAAGCTTCTATTCCAAACATTGTTGATTTTTATAAAAGCCAAGGTCTTGATAACCCAAACGAACTACCATTACAAAGTGTTATAGAAGAGCCTTTAAAGGATGTTTATACAGTTCCTTTATTTTCAGATAAGTTTTGTAAAATATTATTAGATGAAGTGGCAAACATGCAAAAAGAGTTTGCTTTTTCTCCAAATCCAGACGAAGACGAGCTTAGACAAATACCAGAAATTGTTCTGAGTGAAAAATGTCCAGAGATATACGCATCGTTAATGCAAGTTGTTCAATCACTTATCAATCCAATTTTATTAACTATATGGAATCGTCACGTTACAGGTGGCAATATTCAAATAGCTAATTACAACCTAAAGAACAAGAAGCAAGGAGCTTGGCATCACGATGCTAGTTCTGATATAAGCATTGTAGTCCCTTTAAATACAGGCGATTACAAGGGTGGCGGAACAGAATTTTTAAACAGAGGAATCATAGAACCATTACCTACAGGTAGCGGTCTTATATTTCCTAGCTATACACACATGCACAGAGGATTAGCAGTAGAGGAAGGAGATAGATATTTGCTAGTTTTTTGGTTAACATCAATAGAAGAAGATGTTAACAGCGAGGAAAATAAAGGGTAAAATTATAAAATGAATAGAATAGACAACAGCGGAACAGGAATAGCTCAATTAGGTAGAGACGAAGATAAGTATATGGCTCACGTCGCTCAAGGCGAAATGGTCGTACCACCTGTTATATCTCCAGAAACAAAAGCAAAGATCATGCAAGAAATGCGTGCAGCTGGACTATCTCCAGATGAATATACTGTTGGCGATGGAATGTCTATCAACCCAATCACAGGTCAGCCTGAGTTTGGATTCTTAAAAAAAGCCTGGAAAAAAGTTAAGAAAGTAATTAAAAAAATTGCTCCTATAGCTGCTGTAATACCTGGCCCTTGGCAATCATTTGCTGCAATATACCAAAAAGGTAGTGCTGGCTTAAGAATTGCTAAAGGAGAAGGCGGTATTGGCGATCTTATGACTTTAGCTGCTGGCGGAAATCAAAAAGTATTTGGCGAAGGTGGAGCTTTAAAAAATATTACTTCTGGTAATTTTAAAACTGCGGGCGGTGGTTTTGGAAAAGCCTTTAGGAACATAGGTTCTGTTACTGACGCTGCTGGCAAATCTTCGTTCAAGCCATTTGAGTATGCTCAAGAAATAGGTAGTGGTTACAAAGACGATCTAAAAGATAGCTTTGGAGGCATATTTAACAAAGGTCCTGCAGGCGGAATAATGGATGTAGGAGGTAATCAATTTTCAAATGTTGGTAGCTCTATGAATAATCCAATGGGAGGCATGATGAATGCTGCATATACGCCTACTGCTGGTGGAGCAGTATCAGGGGCAAATCCTTACGCTGCCTTAGCAGCTTTAAGTCAATCAGATCAACAAGGATTTAATAGTTTCTTTAAAGAGAGTCAAGATCATCAAGGTTTATTTGAAGATTCTAGCGGTAATCTATACGACCCTGCAACAATGATGAATGAAATGGTTTCAGCTTATCAATCAGGAGGAGGTCAGCCGCAATCTGGAGCTAACCAAACTCAAACATCTGGTGGGTTTATGGACTTCTTAAAAAGAAAACTCTTACCTCAATCAATGGAAGATGCTTTAAATGAAGGTGGTTTAGGAGGATTAATTGGTGGTGGTTTTAAAGGAGCCATTGGAGGCATTAACAAACTTACTGGAGGAAACGCTGGAGCAGCAGGAATAGCGGCTCTATTAGGTAAGACAGTCTATGACGCAACCAAAGATAGACAAGGTGGATTAGCAGCAACTCCAGCAGTAACAATGGATGCTCTTGGTAGATACTCTTTATCTAAAGCTTTAGGAACTGGAGGAACTAGACAAGAATTTGGTTTAGGCAATGCTCCATCATCTTTAAACTTTGCTTATGGCGGAGAAGCAAGACAATACTTTAATCAAGGCGGTTTAGCTGCAATTGCTGAACAAGACATGCGTGAGGGTGGAGAATCAGAAGGTCCTGGAACTGGAACTTCAGATGATATACCAGCAATGTTAAGCGATGGCGAGTTTGTAATGACTGCAGCTGCAACAAAAGGTGCAGGTGCTTTTAAATTAAATAAAACAAAATCAGGAATAGAACTTATCTCAGGTGGTAAAGCATCTCGTAAAAAAGGCGTAGAAAATATGCGTGAACTGATGAATATCTTTGAGGCAATATAATGGCTACACCTAACTACTATCAGAACAGCAATCAAATGGTTCCTGTTGTTAAATCATTTCAAACCGATGAAAGAATAAGCGATCCTCGTTTAAGAGAATTTTACTTTGGAAGTCCTGATTACGAAGGAATAATGAGTGAAGGCAGAAGAGCTGCAGAAAGAGCTTTTGGAAACCCTTTTCAAGCTAAAGGTGTTGCAGGATTTTCACCATTTGCTAATAGAGCAATGGAAGGTGCTTATGGCGGTATAGGCGGTTATAAGCCATATTTAGATTTTCAAAAAAATGCAATGTTAGAAGGCATGGGAACTACGGCTGACAGAAGAGGCTTATTAGATGAATCTGCAGAAGGTTATAGAAGAGCTGGCGAGATGCAACAACCTTATTTGTCTGGAGCAGAGAATCAATACGGTGCTGGTTTTAGAGATTTACAGTCAAGCTTTGGTCAACAAGGGCCATCTGCTAGAGATTTTCAAAGAGCTTCCTTAAGAGGCTTTGACCCGCGTTCTACAGCTGCTTATAACAATCCTTTTGAGAACCAAGTAGTACAACAAACAATTGACGACGTATTTAAACAAGGCGAAATATCTGATATCGGCCAAAGAGCTAGAGACATACAATCAGGTGGACAGTCCGCCTTTGGTTCTAGAGCAAAGCTTGGAGCTGAAGAAAGAAGAGCTGCTTTAGGTAGAGGCTTAGGTGAAGCTCTATCTGGCATACGTCAAGGTGGATTTGACAAGGCTCAAGGTAGAGCTATTGATGAATCAAGATTTGGCAGAGGTGCTTTAGACAGAGCTGGAGATTTTGAAGCTGGCCTTGGAAGAGACATGTCAGGAGCTAGAAGAGGTTATGCAAGCGATATGATGGGTATAGGACAGAGAAGAGGCGACATTGCTGGAACTGGAGCTGGAGACATGAGAGGCATATCTAGTGACCTT